GAGATCTCGACCCCGAATATTGGTTTCTTGCCAGCAGCTTTACAGGCTTTGCTAAAGGCCACATGCCCCCAAGTGCCGGAATCGGCTATGCCAACGGAATCCCCGGCACAGGCTGCTATGACTGCGGGAAGTGGGCCGAATGCCTTGCGGAAACAATATTCAGTCCTGTTCCGGAGATTAAGCATGGCCCTCAGCCCTGTACCATTTAAAGATTTCTATCATGGCCTCGATGTCCGCTGTTGACCGATGTGCCCCCTCAATCTTTTTGCCCGAGATCTCCTCGTAGATGTCGCCGAGCTTTCTCTTTTTACCCCAGACCCCCTCGCCAATTTCAACTGTGCATATGTGCTCATACGGCCATGGGAATTTTGTTAGCTTGTCTAGGCGCTCAAGCTCAAATTTTAATATCTTCCGGTCGAACGGCAGGTTATGCGCGACGATGGCCTTCTCCCCCAGAAAAAATTCGCAGACGTGCTGGTAGTGCGCCACAAATGGCTTGGCGTCTTTGAGCTGGTCATCCGTTATCCCCGTGATCTTCTTTATTATTGCGGGAAGTGGCTGGTCAGGGTTCACGAAAAACTCGGTGCGATCAATCTCGTTTAAATCATCGTCCAGCTTTATTGCGCCAAACTCAATTATTTTTGGCTGCAAATTTAGATCTGACCCTTCAGCCTTCGGCAATCCCGTGGTCTCTAGATCAAAAAATATCATTATTTTTCCTCCATCATTGATTCCAGCATTGCCAGATAGACGGCGGCATCGTGCACGCTGTCCTTGTGTGTCATTTTGCTGTTGGCCAGCCTAGTCAATTTAACCACGGTCAGCTCCATCAAGTGCCAGATGTTGTAATCGTGAGCTGTTTTGAGAGACATCCCGTCCGGGAATAGCGCGAGCATCACGTTGCCCACTGTCTTGTAATTATCTCCGTAAATTTTGTTGCGCTCACGAAATGTGTCGGCCATTTCCGCAAGAATATCTGCCGCATCATTTTGCATGATTCTCATTTCCCTCAATTTTTTCCTGAATCATATTCAAAAGATCTTGAGTGCTGAGGGCTTTTTCATCTTCAATCATTTCTTTCAGGCGCTGGCGAGTGCTGGGTAAAATATCAAAAAGGCGAGCGACTTTCTCGCCGTCAAGTTCGATGTCATTGCCGATTAATCTCAGGCCCATCATCATCTTTTCCTTTCTGTGGCTACTCATCTAAAAATTGTTGCTTGATCTTCTTCCAGCGCCAGCGCCAGAGCTGCATTAAACTTTGCGGGTTGAGGTCGTAATTGTAAATCGCATGTGTGACTTGATTTTTTGTCAAATCATATTTGGCCATTATTTCCTTTATAGACATCGTCCCGCGATCTTTGCGGATCGATATGACCTCCCTGTCAGTCCAACTTTTACGCATAGGAATCTCCTGCTGGTGGAAAATAATCTAGAATGATTTTTCTTCGGGTGATGTGATCGTCCCAGTCAAACCCGGTTAACTGCAGCCCGTCTGGTTTGTCCCAGCTCCTTGCCGCGAAGGCAGTGAATTTTTCTAGGTCAGCCAGCCCGACAAGATGTGCGTCCACAGATTCTCTGATGACCACATTTTCCAATTTATCATCCGATAATGTTATCAAATACCGCTTATGCTCCGCGGCCCCCGTCTTGTAGCGAAAGTGATCGGCCAAGGCCCTGAAATACCCCGCCTCATATATTGTCTCAGTGTCGTCACCCACTGCGAGAAAAATATTTGATTTTATCATCTCAGCAATATTCTGATTGTAGAGCCTCTTCGATTCCTCGGTCCTGCCCTCTAGCGAGGGATATCCCGGAGGTGAGAAATAATCAAAACCATGTTTGGCGAGGATGATGTGGATTTGTTCCAGCCTTCTGATCGCCACATAATCATCATCATGCATGACTGGCGCAGAAATATAAATTTTCATTGGTAGGTAAATCCTGTTGCCTGAGGGTAATCGTCCTGGGCGTCTGTGATGGACTCATATGAGTCCATGTATGTTTTCTTGCCACTGCCATCACACTCATAACAATCTCGGTATTTGGCATCCGGGTCATTTGAGTTGCGATCAGCGACCACTCCATAGCCATCGCACTCGGGGCAGTTGCAGATAATTTTAATCTTCATCTTCATTTCCTTTCTAAAAACTCACAACAAAGAGATTATCGTTTATTTTTTTATGAAATAAAAGAGTTTTCTTTTGGCCTGTCATAATCGTTATCTTTCTCTAATTTTTTACGGCAGGGGGGAATCCACAGAAGGCGTCCCTTCGCTTGAGGCCTGTTTTTTCTCCAGATGAACCATGCATAGCTTGTCGCCGTCGATGCTTTTTTATCCAACCTGCCTTTGACCATGGGAACCCGCTCTGAAAATTGGGCAATAATGGAGGGGGCATTCATTTTAAATATCCTGTCGTAGCGACCAACGCTCTCCATAAAAGTAGTCCGAGCAAGGATGGCAACGCCAGTTTCCGCAACCTCCAATGCCTCGTTTAAAAATTCCTCAGCCAGACGAAATGGCGGGTTTGTTATCACCCAATCAAAAGAATTCTTTTCGTATGAATGTCCTAAGAAATCTAGGACATCTCCGTAGCCATAATCGTGGATATCGGAGGATTTAACTTTTCCAAAATACTCCATTAAAACTTTAGACATATGCCCTGCGTTGCAAGCTGGCTCAAGGCAAGACCCTCTGCTTGCCCAACGGATGTGCTCCATCAAGGCGCGTGTCGCCCAAGGTGGGGTTGGGAAATCATCCAGGCTATCTAATGCCTCGTGACGCTGCGCCATGACTGCATGAGATTTATTTTGATTAGATGGCATAATGTCTAATGCCTCGTGGGCGCACGATGAAGAGATTTTGGCGTGTCCTTGTGGCTGCAACGTACCACACACGATTCTCCTCATCGCTGTGGCTGTTCTCGAAACTCAATCGTCCCATGTCAGTCAGCAGCACCACGTTGTCGGCCTCGCCGCCTTTGGACTGGTGGATGGTTGAGATTGATATCCGGGGTTTGCCTGAAAACTTTTCCCCATTGCGTAGACACGACCGCAAATATTCCCGTTCGTCCGGGGCTATCCCCCGCAGGATCGTCATCCAGTCAAATTCGGCTGCGGCCTGGGGCAATCCAATATCAACAATTTTGTATTTTTCTCGCCGCTCCAACTTTGGATTGGAAGGCAAAAACTTAACCAAATTTTTTACTTCGTGGAGTGTTAGGGCTTCCCCTGTCCTGAGCTTCTCCCAGCTGATTATCGCGCGTGTCTCTTCCGACTCCAAAGAATTTTTGCCATTGTACGAATATGAATAGCCCTGCTGCCGGACTGCCTGACGAAAACGATTGAGCATATATTTTGATCTCGCCAAGCACATCCACGACCCCTCGCCGCCGAAATCAATTTGTTGCTCCTCTGAAATATATTCCACTTTGCCCTCGTCAACTCTGGGCGACCAAGGCTTAACGTACCGCCGATTTATCCGGCTTAATATGCCGAGTGATATTTTGTGGACCGACCTCGGCACCCGGTACGATTGCGGGAGGATCGAGGTCTCACCTTCGAGCGAAAGAAATTTATTCACATCAGCGCCAGCCCACCCAAAAATTGCCTGATCGTCATCCCCCGCGATGTAGACCTCGCTGGCGTCAGTGGCCGCAATTATTGCCATCCGGTATTGTAAAGAGGAGAGGTCTTGGGCCTCATCGAAGATGCAAATATCGACCGGGAGTTTGGTCTGGTATTTTTCCAGCATGTCCGTGAAATCAAACAAGCCATTTTCATTTTTGTAAGATGTTAGCGAATTGCTGTATTGCTTGACGGCGTGCAGCGTGAGGTCTCGTGTCGCTGTCATATTGTATTGCGTCTCAATGTCACGAAGGCCAACTCTGGCCAGAGATTCAACTCGTGAACATTTATCTCCAAGCCCATCCCCGGAGTGGATGCCCAGATCCTCGTCATATATTCCCCTGAACTCAACGCCCAGGGCTTTGCCTAGTTTGCGGTAGTGCGCGTTGGTCATCACCTCATCTCGCTGCAATCCGAGCTGCTTAAAGGCCAGCGAGTGGAGGGTGCGGAAATACGGAAACCGAGCCTCGTCAAATCCAAATTGTAACATGGCTCTCTCTTTAGCCTCATTAGCCGCCTTGCGCGTGAATGCAAGATAGGCAATCCGCTCCGGTGGAATTCCCCTCGCCAATGCATCTTCTACAATTTTCAATAGGGTTGTGGTTTTACCCGTTCCTGGTGGCCCCAAAATTACTTGGACAAATCTCATCTTAATTTCCTTTCTAAATACGGTTCCCCAAAAAAACACATTAATGCTATTCCAGAGATGCAGATTTTTGTTCTTTTTTGGGGATTGGGTTGAGGCAAGAATCACACACATAGTCATCGGCGTCCATG